CGGGCCCCACGGGCCCTTGTGGGCCCGCTGGCCCCTGAACCCCGGCGTCTCCTTTAGGGCCCGGTATTCCCTGGGGGCCCTGGGGGCCCGTATCTCCTTTGGGACCGGGCTCACCCTGTGGCCCCTGATCGCCTTTGGGACCTTTTTTGAGCTCTTCTGGGTTAAAAATAATATTATTCAGCTCATCCAGAGCCGTTTGAAAATCTGCGACGGCGCCCTCTAGCAACCCTACAAGCGCGTTGTCGGCTTCCTCATACTGTCCCACAATGGATGGCCCGATAATCAACGTGCAGGAAGCGCTTTTAACAAGCTGGGTGTCATCCTCTAAAATCTTTACCGCATTGAGCTGAACAAAAAGCTTGCCGGCCCTTGTTACCGCCTGGGGAAGGGTTGTCTCAATCGGCCAGTGCAGATTTTCTGTCCGGTAGCGGCGCCCGGTTGCCGTCTGATATGCCACATAATACTGGAGAGATTCATCTACAATCCATTCTTCAGGAATCTGAAACAGAAGCCGTGTTGCCAAATGCTCACCGGCGAATCCGGCGTATTTTGTACTTGGCAGCAGCCGGTCACGTTCTGCAACCAAGGTAATCTCTCTTTCTACCATTTATTTTCCTCCTTTATGGCTGACGCCATTGTCCGCCTGTTTTTATTAAGATGTCATCTGCCTCTCTCCAAGCTCCATTCATACGAATATACATGGTTCCGCTGTCGTCCCACGTGCCGCCATGTTTATAGAAAAAGCTTCCGCCCTGTATGGCGACGGATACGTATGCCGCATCTGACTGAACACCGTAGGAGTTTGTAGCGGTAAGCTTGTAGCGAAGAACGCCGCCGGACCTCAGCTTAAAGCCGCTATAATTCAATGGCCGCGTAGAAAAAGAGGTGTTTTCCATTTCTCCTAAGTCAAGCCAAGAACCGCCGTTATACTGAACTGCCAGTTTATAGCCGGTAATGCTGCCGGATCCGGCGGAGGGAGCCGTCCAGGCCAGTAACAGCGTGTCCCGCCTTTTCATAGGCGAAGGGGATGCGGTAAAGTTACCCGGAGTTCCTGTTTTTGACACACAAGAAAAAGAAACCTCTGAACCGGTTGCCTGCTGTCCCCATCCGTTTGTAATTTGCGCTCTGATTCTGAATTTTGTTCCGTATGTCCCACCGTATTTCTGCGGCGAAAAATCAATCGTCTGTGCGGAGGAGCCGGAGTAAAAGGTCTTCCAGCCGGACCCGGTATTATACTGGTAGGTATAACTTCCAGCGCCGCCGTCACCCCAGGAAGCGCCGCTTGCGCCGATCCGGACCGTCCCGCTGGGCAGCACAGTTGTTGTGCTCAAAGAAACCGCGGGAGCCTTAGGGGCTGCGGCAGACGGGACATTTACAGTTCTGTTTCCGGAGCTTGCAGTCCCATGCGTTTGAGAGCTTCTGAAAGATATAGAAGCGCTTATTGTAGAGGCTGTCTTGATTCCAGACACAGAATACCAGCCGGAAGAGGAGGGGAGATAAACAACAATGGCGCTTGTCCACCGGTTGGGAGAGGCACTTTTGAGCGTAAAATCTGTCGCAACGGCGCTCCCGTTCAGATTTAGTGACGCTAAAAGGTTATATCCGAAATATTGGCTACCGTAAATAGGCGCAATAGAGACCCTAAAGCGATAATAAATAGTAGTTCCGCTTCGGTAGCTCTGATAGGACACGGTATGCTTGATTGCAGGATCCGTGCTCATGGTATAGGTCGCCGAGAGGTCAGCCATTCGCCGCTACCTCCTTTCAAGAATACTGGATGTACAAATCCCCGTCTTTTCCTTGTGTGGAGGTTGGGGCGGCAGTACCGCTCAGCACCTTTCGTTGTCCGCCCAACCCCTCAATCGTCGGCTTGTTCGTAAGATTTGTATAGTTGAGATAATAGCTGCCCTGCTGCCCGTCCAGCCTATCAGCGTCAATTCCGCTTCCGGCCCCATCCACTGTTAGCAGCATAGCCAGCAGCTCGTCCCCACTCATTTCTTTAATAAGGTCGACGGCCTGTTGCGCCTGGCTGCGCATATCGGCGAGCATTTCCTGCAGCTGAGCGTTAAATCCGGACAAATCCACTGTGTAAAGGCCTTGGCTGATTCCGCAGACCGAGGCGTCCACTCGTTCATCTGTAACCGTACTGACTGTTGTAGCGTTTGCAACGATGCTGAGCTGTGCCAACGAGAGGTCATAGATATTTTCGTTACGCGTTAGCGCCGGCGGCTGGGGTACTGCTGCTGGGATTCCTTTCAGTACCTTGAGGTTGATTTTTCGGACGTTCAGTGTCAAATCCAGGCGCAAAACAACACGGTCAATCCGGGGATAAGTCGCGTCGGCCGCCGTCACCTGAAGGGGAAACGCAGCGTCGTTTAAATACCAGTGGCCTTCTAGCATAGCCATACCAGGGGCCACGGCGACAGACATGGTCGCCGGGTTGCGGGTTACCTTCAGCTTTTCGCCGCCGGATATCACGCCGGTGGAATAAAAGGTGCGCATAAATTCGGCAAATTCCGCCGCGCTGTAACTGCGCTTATCACCGGGAGTGCTATCAAAAAAACGTGAATATTCTGCCATAAAATCCTCCTCATTTAACAGTAGTTTTAAGTTTTCGTATCATTCTGCCGAGATGGTCCGGCGGTGTTCCAAAGGTCACATCAATCCCCATGCTCTGGGCTTCATAACGCTCTGTCACCTGGCTGATTCTTAAATCCTGTTCAACGCCTGCGGTACGGTCTACAACCGTCACCAGGTCGCCCAAATCCCATTGCCTACGGTAAACAAAAGAGCCCGGCTGCACAATGGCGGCAGTCAGGCTCTCCGTCTTTTTGTACTCCTTCAGCTTGTGCAGTCCCTCCTCCGTCAGGCTCAGCGCGGTATCGGTTTCCGTAATTTCCAGCACGCCGCAGTCCAAAAAGGTTTCAAACCTGGCTAGGCCTATGGGCTCCGCTGGCTCGTTGGTGATTTTCAGCACCAAACGGTTCTCGTTTTCCCCCGCGCCCCCGGCATAGGCTAAGTTCCTGTAACCGCCGAGCTCATAGAGGTATTCTAAATTTTCCACACTTTCGTAATCAATGGAAAAAATGACCCGGCTGTTTTCCGATTGTCCGACGGATCGGTTTACGCCAGGCAGCACATCGAAGATCATCTGCCGTTTATCCAGATCCAGATAAATTTCCCAGCCGGTATCCAGGTATTCTGAGACGGACTGCAAAACGGAATCCAACTGTTCATACCGGCTCATCCAAACACCGGAGGCTCCGCGCTGAAGGTCGGGTGCCAGGGACATCAGCGGTATTCTTCTCTTTTCATCCAGGGGATTTATTAGGTGGCGGGAGGCATAGGTCTTTAGAATTGTTTCCGCTGTTACAGGATCGGGGTTATCTTCTGCCGATTCCAGGGCTGGAACCGTGTCATAGCCGCCGTTGGCGGCCCCGTCCAATGGAATGGTGCAGCGCTGGGCGGCAATACTGTTCAGGGTCTGGCCCCTTACGGTTGTTTCTAGGCCCATTGAGCCGTTGGCGATATTGACGGACCGGATGATCCCGGCACGGCGCCCATCGCTGTCCAGTAGAATCAGGTTGCCCTCCTTGAGTGCAATTGGATTGGTCCCCATCATGTGAAACTCCCATTCGCCTACCCCCTGCCAGGAACGTGTAAAAAGAAGGGATGTGTACTGATCGATTTCGCCGGTTAGCGTAATCCCCGGGGCAACACGGAAGCCGGTTTGTTCGGAGAGAACATTCGTCTGTAAGGAGAGAATGCGAATACTTGGTATTCTCATGGCTACACCCCCGCATAGAGCTCACGAAAGCGAACCAGCACCTGGGTGGGTTCCGTTTCATCCTCACTGGAATAGCGGAGAAGGTTTTCACCCGGCTGTAATTGGAAAAAGCTGCTTTGTGGGTCAATATAGTGAAAGGCATCTTTTTCTATGCCGCCGGACTCTATCCTAACGCTCTTTTTCCCCTGGCGGGTATTAATCTTTAAAAGCTCCCCTTCGGCAATTGTATGAAAGATTTTGATTTGCTCGCCGGTAGTGTCGTTGATGACGGCCGGGTTAGTCGCCGGCCCGCGAATGGTAATTTCAAGCGGGGCGGGAACGGACCCGCTGTTCAAAACCGCCGCTTTGTTCTGCATGGAAGCAAAGGAAATGTCAAAGGAAAACGGGAATGTAAAGCCCTCATCCAAATAAGCCATTTGGCTGCTTTGCTCGGTGAGGCTCTCCCAATATGGGAACGGGCACCAAAAGCGCAGCTCCGCCTGATTATAATGACAGAGCCGTGCCGTAAATTCCGGGGCGTTCAGGGGCCTTGCGGAAATGCGTAGGGTGATATAATCATTGGCGTAATAGAGCATACCTTCGTCCTCATATGGCGCCAACATCTGAATTAGCCTAAACCGGTTTTCGTACATGCCGCGCCGATCGTTCCCCCGCACATGAATAGTGCAGGAGATTTCACGGGGCTCTACGTGAATACCGCCGGAAAGAACGCCTGCGACGCCCGGCGCGGTTGAGGACAGTACCGTGAGCTCCGGGCCCCCGGTACCGGACAGGGTACCGATGATGTACGGCGGAGCCAGTGCTAAATCCACCCGGCGCTCCGGGTCCTCATAGGAACCGCCGGGCGGCACATAGGTTATTTGCTGCATATTCAGCCTCCTATTCTCCGGGCCATTTCCTCCGACACCCGGTTTAATTCCCGCCTGACCTCTATGGGGCTTTGAACCGGCTGGTTGAAATTGACCGCCATATTAATGCTGACCGGCTTTTGAGAAGGAGCTAGGGAAGAGATGTGCTCGTCGTATTCCTTGCGGGACGCCCAGAACCGATCCGCGGCCTGGTTGGCAGCTGCCGCCATTTGCTGCTGGTATTTTGCCAAACCGCTGGTAAGCTTTTCAAGATAGGCTTCGATGTCCCCAACCTTTGCCTTGAACCCATCTACCAGTTTCTCTCCAAGCGTTTGTCCAGCCAGGCCATATTCCGGCGCATAGGATTGAATCAGAGACAGGATCTCCTTTTGTGAGCTCTCCATAATGGTCTTTTCTGCTTCCGCCCGTAGGTTAAATTCTTTCAGCAGCTCTTCATACTGTTCGGCAAGCGCTTCTTTTTCCTTTTCAAGCGCCTGCTGCTGTTGGGAAGAGGTTTCCTTGATTTGCTCCATCTGTTCCTCCAGGCGTTTTCGCTCAGCCTCGCGCGCCTCCTCGTCCAGCCGTTTCTGCTCTTCCGCGTCCATCTGAGCAATCTGCTTTTCAATTTGCTTGCGGTTGTAATCATCCTTCTCATATTTTAGCTGAAGCGCGGCAGCCTGCCGTTTGTTCTCATACTCCCGGCGTTTTTCCTCGCTGTCCTGCTGCTTTTCCAGCTCGTCCAGCGCGTCGATTTGGCCCTGAATGGCCTCGCAGGTTTCATCCTCCCAGGTTTGCCAGTTTTCAATGCTCTCGTCAATCCGTTTTTCTTCGTCCTGTTTTTGCTGCTCATAGCGTTGGCGGAGGGCCTCTGTGACGGCGTCTCCGATGGTATTCAGGTTATTGATTTCCTCCTCATGGAGTTCTTTTTTGAGATTGTAGAGCTTAATTTCCAGCTCCATCTGTTCTTCCTTGTTCATTTTAAAAGTCCGCTGGATTTTTTGCAGCCAGGCGAGCTCTTCCCGTGCGGATAATTGGCCAAGGGACTTTTTATTTTCAATGGCCTTATATTCAGCGTTCAGGCGCTCTGCCGCCGCCTTTTCGGCCTCTTCCTGCAACTTTTTCTGGACGGAATAAATACGGTACTCCAGGTCCATCTTTTCATCGGCACTAAGCTTATACTGTTTGCTGAGCCGCTGGAGCCAGTCTAATTCCTGCTGGGAGGTCAGCTGGTCCATCTTTCTCTTATGTTCAAGTTGCTTGAGCTCAGCCTGATAGGCTTCATTTTTAGTAGAAGC